GGTCGCGATCAAACGCGAAATGGCGGCCTTGACCAGATCGGCCGGATATTGCGCCAGGGTTTCATTCCAAATCCGGTCGGCTGCTTCGTTTGCCGGCATCGGGAAAACTGCCCACAGGTCGCGCAGCAAGACCGCCGCTGCCTTTTGCCCGCACGGCGCCATATCGGCTTTGGCGTGGGCGATGGCCAAAGGCAGGTGCTCAGCCACCGTGGCCGGCACGGGGTTCTGCATCGTCCATGTTTCCGTAAACCGCCGCAACAAGTCGGCGGCGGACTTCGGCATCGCTGGCAACCCGGCTTTGGGGCTGGTGGCGGGAAGGTTGGGGTTTCCGGTCATCGTATCGGCCTTCCATCAGGCGGGTAAAACTCTGGGCTTGAAGTAGGAAATCAAGATCGGCTTGCCATCCCCGGTCGTTTGACCCGGCGCAATGGCTTGACGCAGCCAGTTTGTCGAGAGCGGCCACCCATCCCGACAAGCCGCCACATTCCTGCAGGCGTTGCCGGATTTTCGCCTTCCGCGTCGGGCTGAAATTCTGGGCTAGGGGTATTCCGACCCTACCGGCCATGGCGTTGTAGGCGTCAAATGCTGATTGCTCGGCAGATGGGGCTTGCGGCTCGGTCGTCGTCGGCTCGTCCGGCGACAAGAGAGCGTTAGCTCTCTCTTCTTCTATCTTCTCTTCTACTCTCTTCTCTTCTGGCGTTTCCGTGCGTTCCGCTGCGTTACACCGCGTTACGTCGCGTTTCCGCTCGCGATGGGCGCGGACCCGATCCGTAGAATCATCGTCACGGCGCTTTGGTTGCCGGTCTGGCCACTTGGCGACAGAATTTCCGTCAAGAACAAGCCCCTGCATGGCGTCAAGGATGGCAGTCACGGCATCGGCGGTTGTCCCGATGGCGACAGCGACCACCCGTGAATTCCAGCCATCAAGCGTCCCACCGTTTGCATTGGCACGCTCAAGGACGTGTGCCCATACCGCCAGAACGGCCATGACAGGCTGCCCGCTGTCGTGAGCGACAAGTTGCCATTTTGCGTCTGTTGCCGTGCCGGCGTACCATCGAAACCATTCCATGCTCACCCCCCCCGTTTTTGAGATTGAACACAGAGACGTGTCACCAACGAGGCAAGAACTTTCGGCCATGTTGGACCGGCAGCGTAGGCTATCCCCAACACATCGAATGCCGACGCGGGGCTATGACCGGCAAGCATAAGGTCTCGGACTTGCACAGCAGCTTCGACCGTCATATGAGCCTTCAGACGAACATCCTTTGGCGGAAGCTTCATGCTGCCACCCTCCCCCGTTGGGTTGCTTGCCAAGCCATGGCAAACGCCCGCTCAACTGCCCAAAATGGGGCGTGACGGTATGGCGAAAGTGACGCCGGAGACTTGATGCCAGCGGCCACGCAGCAGCGGTCGGCTTCCTCGGCAATCGACACCCAGGCCATGCCGGAAAGGTGGCGATATTCGACATGCTCTCGGGCGATCTCGTCGGCATATGTCATCCCCCCACGACCCTCCGCAGCGCCGGGGTATCGATCCCGGTTTCGGCCATCAGCAGCCGCGTCATGGTGACGAAGTTGCCCTTGCGCTTGCGGGCGACTTCCTGGGTCGCAGGGCATTCGACGGGCGCGGGCTTCATCGCCGCCCAATCGCGAAACCTGAAAATGTCGAGAAGGTTCATGTCACCCTCACGCAAATCTGA